TTAATATTAGTTCTTTAACATTATCTTTATAAAACAATGTCAATACATCATCTAAACTTTTGTTGAATTTAATTAGATTATTTTTATTTATTTCTAAATTATAATTATGTAATATCTCAAATTCGGTTTCTAAATCTCCTTTAATAGTAACAAATTTATCATTATCATTAATTTGGATATTAAATATTGTTACTATATCTTCTTTCATATCCCAACTAATCATGGAGGTTTTCTTTAAAACATTTAATAAATTTCTAATCATAATTAATCAATCCTTTATTATATATTTGTAAGGTGCTTATTTTTACTTAATTTCCTTCAATCACCTTACAAATATTATAATAGCATCTTTAGGTAATATTGTCAATATATAATTTGCTATATTTTAAAATTTATTTTTCTTTTATTTAAAATATAAATTGCTATTCTTTTATTACTTTTATTTCATATAATTCCTCTGGTTTGCAATTAAGAAAGGCTGAAAATAATCCTATAGTCTTTATAGTTAAGTTTGTTGAGTTTATAGCCCCATCTAATGATTGCCTTGTCTTATATCCTAATTGTTTAGCAATCCATGTCTTTGTAGCTCCTGTATTGTTAATATACTCATCTATTTTTACACCTATTTTATTTATAACTTCAATTTTTATCATTTTCTCTATAATCTCCTTTTAATATTAACTTTATTGTACAATTCATTTTATCATAACTCTAACGATATTTTAATATTATAAAAATAGAAGTTATTTATTTAAAAATTTTTATATTACTTGCTATTTGATATATTGTATTAAATTATTTTTTATTATAGGAGTTATAGAAACTTGGCTGTTATATAGGTTTTAAAATAATTCCTATAGCTCCTATATATATTTATATCTTAATCTATATTATTACATGACATATGATATTCTGCCCATTCTTGAGCAGTCCAATCTTTTGTATATTCTTTCATTTCTGTGTCGTGTAACTCTTCCTGTAAATCGTCTAAACTATCATTAATACTATTCATTATATTACCTATATCATTTATTATGTTTTGAATTTTATCCTTTGTTACTTTTGATTCTGCTGTATCTCTTAAATTAGTTAAGTTATCTATATCTACATCTTTAAATAAATTATTTTTAACCTCTTGAATTTTGTCCCAATCATTTTCATATTTTATTATATTATTACTCATTGTAAACAAACCCCTTATTTTAATAGTTTATAATTATTGTTTTCTCTCTGTCTTGTTCAGTTAATCCAGCTTCTAACATTGATTGACTTGATGCGTAACATCTTATTGTTATACTTTCATCATCCATTTTTAGCAAACTTATTTTTGAATATTTTTCATTTAATTTCTTCCTATAATCCATATCTACTTCTTTATATACTTTTTTTCTCGCTTCTGTACGCTTTTTATTAACTATATGACTATCCATTAAATTGTATTTATAGTTGCCTCCATGTACTCTATAATTTTCCATAAAGTCCAATACTTCCATTGTATCAAAATTTGTATTGCATAATTTATTAATGCACTTTATAATATCTTTCTTTGTATATGTAACATTATCTTTTATATCTTGCCAATTATAATTAATTCTATTATTGTTACAATTATCGTCATTATCATTAGTTATATAAAATAAATGGTCAATATGTGTTTTCCAATGAGTTCCTTTTTTCTTGTCGCCAAAATCATGTCCACCCATTTCTAAATATATTAATTTACCTTCATCATTTTTAAATGCTGTTCTTATTCTATAATTTCCTATATCACTTTTTTCGTTAGAATCATAGTCCCCGCCTGCACCTTCAAAATATAATATATTATTTTTCATTTATGTAACAACTCCTCTTTAAATTTTTATATCAATTATCAAAATTTAAATTTAGGCTATAGGTTGTTATATATCTATAACCTAAATTGATTATTGAGTAACTAGAAAATTAGTTTAATTTTTATTTACTCTATATTTATATAAATCTTTGCAATAGTTTTCAATTTCGTCCCATAATCTATCAACCATATTATTTTCATATCCATAATCAATAGACACTAATGTAAAATCGTCTCCGTTTTCTTTGTCTTCAATTCTATATAAAAACTCGTGTTCTTTGTCATTACTAAAGATTATAATTCCTTGCATATATCCCTTTAAATCACCTTTTTCATATATTTCAACGTTTTCAAATTTAAATTCTCTACCATTTTCAAATTTTTTCATTTTAAACCCTCCAAAACTTAATATAAAATCTACATTTTAACGAATTATTTTTAATTATTCTATTCTATCATGTATAGGAATAGGATATTGGCTAATTTCTCTAAATCTTGAATCACAACTATATAAGAAATTACCACCATTCATATACCATTTATTTTTTAAAATAATAGGTTTACATCTTACATAATTCTTATAAAAATCTAATTTTACACATTGTGTTATGTCTTCAACTTCAAACATTTTTGGTATGTTTTCACCTATTAATAATAATTTATTATGTGTTTTGCTTATTCCATTATTACTACAATCTCCAAATTCTTTATTAGTTAATATACTACAATTGATACCTTTTACAATATTTTTATTTTTCCAATGTTCTAAAACTTCATATTCGTATTGATAATCTGTTTCAAACTCTGTTATAAATTGTAAGTCGCTATTATAATGTTGTATTATGAATGTATCTAAATTATATAATTTTATCGCTTGAAGTTGCTCAAAATCGTTTGTTATAGAATTATATGTAACACGTTTAAGAACTTTGTTGTACTCCACATCTTTTATAGTATGATTTTTTATAAAGGTATTTAATATTGTTTTTGCTTCTTGTTCTGTCTCAAATTCACAACTTCCGCAATCCTCAATATTTTTTGTTAAACTATTTCCAATTTCGTACCAAGTCCCATCTATTGTTATAGTAATATTTTTTATAGTTTCTTTTATCATTTTTCAACAACTCCCTTTGGTTTTATTAAATTATTTTTAATTAGTATGTATGTTTTATTTCCTCTTGACAATTATTATATTACACTATATTTGATGTAATGTCAATGAATTTTATTAAATTATTTTATTTTTCATTTTCTGTATATTTAATCTCATCAATATGTTTTTTTATGAAATTTAATATTTCTTGTCTTATAATTGAACCATTTTCAAAAAAATCTGTAGATTCTTGATGTACTTGACAGTCATATTCATCATCCGCAATGTTAAGAGAGATATATATTCTTTCGTTATTATTAAATTGTGTTGCTACAATATTTCTTAAATGGTGTTTCTGTCCTTTAATATCTTTAATCCATTCAGTATTTACCCAAAATATTACATCAAATATATAAGATGTGTCTATAAATGTTTTATCAAACTCTGTATTTTTTTTAAAATTTAATATCATTTTTGAACAACTCCCTTTAATTAGATTATTTTTAATTAACGTTTGTTTTTTCTATGTCCTGCTGACAATTACAATATTACACTATATTCGATGTATTGTCAATAAGTTTTATTAAATTATTTTATATTCAATTTGAAATGTTTATCTTTAATCTAAAAATCAATATAAGCTTATTTAAGCAATTTTAATTTTATAGATGTAATCATACCTTAAATTAATTTAAATGTTTTTAAAAGCCTTCTAATGAAGGTGAGATATGATAAAATTATTCTTTTATCATAATATATTTCTAAATTAATTATAAGCTTATTTAAAGCAATTTGAAACTTATACATACAAATACATTAATAATTAATTTAAGTCTATTTTGGAACTTTTTAAGAGGTTATTTGTTATTCTTTATTACTATTATAATTTGGTGCAAAATCTGTATATAGTGTAACGTCAAAGCCGTCTGTGTCCATGAATATTTCTGCGACCTCTTCTTTTTTTGAAGTTACTTCTTCTATTTTATTAATAATATATTCGTTTATTTCTTCACCGAACCTTTCCCATATATCGACTTTACTATTAACATACTGAGAACCTTTTAACATACTTTCTTCTTGTACTGTTTTAACAATATAATTGGATATTTTTTCAAATAAATTTCCATTCATTTATAACACAACTCCCTTTTAATTAAATTATTTTTAAGTGAATACTTATTTTATTTATATTTTGGATTAGTTATTTTATCGAATCCAAAATATAAACCGCTATTTGATATATTGTTTAAAGTTTTTGCTTGCTATTCTGTTAATTCTATATAACCTACAACCTCTTTATTTTTCCATATTGCATAAGTTTTCATTTTTAACCCTCCAAACAATTTTTAAATTATTATTTTGATTTTAATCTCTTTTTGATTAGCTCTAATCCTTCTGTAAAAAATTTAATTTGATTTGGATTATTTTCTTTATTATGATATTCTATTGCAATTTCATAATAATGCAATAAATTTTTTAATTCTTCTTTAGTTGCAGTTATTATATTATTATAACTAATTGAACCCTTGAAATTTTCTTTTAAATATCCTATATCATTCATATTTTAACAACTCCTTTAAATTTTATTGAATTGATTTTAAATTATTATCAACTTTTTTAATATGCTTTACTAATTTATTAAATTCGCTTTGATTATTATAAGTAAATAAAACTTTGTCATCTTCTTTTAGTGGTCTTGTATCGTTATGAGCTTCTAAAACTAACATCCATCCAAAGAATTTTCCTAAAATACATTGCATTACTGGATTAAAATTAAATAGTATTCCATATTGTTGATTATACATATTTTTCACCTCTTCAAATTATTTTTAATTAAACTCTAAGTTTTATATTATTACATAACATTTTTTATATACTCTATATTATATTTATAATCTAAATTTTATTTATAATTTTTTAACATAATTATGATATGTTCTAAATGTTTAATAATAACTAGCGTTGTATTACACTCTTTTATATTATTATTTAATATTTGTTTATTTCTTATTGACTTTTGTTTGTCTACCAAAGATTGTATGTAATTAATAATTTGTTGTTTTAAACTAATACCATCTTTTTCAAATATAAATCCTTTAAGATTTCCTGTTATAGCATTATTATATCGTGGATATCTTATATTTAAATAATTAATTTCTTTATCCTTTTCTAAATATTTCTCTAGACTATTCCAACTTTTAAATTTTTTACTATTTAATTCGATAATCATTACTATACCTCCAAAAGCTTTTATTTTTACATACTAATATATTCATTTTTAAGACATTTATTATTTTAAAATAAAAAGTACATTTTAAATTATCTATAATTATTTAAATTAATAACTTTTTCATCTTCTATTAATTTAATGATTAAATCGTATTGACTTGCAAAACTTTCGTCTTGTAAATTTACTAGCCTATCGTCTATTATGTTATGTAGATTTTCTTGAGTAAAACAATCGTTCTCTTTTAAATATTCAATAACCATTTCTTTAATTTTATTTTGAATATTTTTAGATAGTTGACATATAAAAATGGTTGTATCCATTTTGTTACACCTCTTTATTCATTCTTAAATTATTTTTAGTTAATTGCTTTACGTCCTTAACCTAGCAGTTGTCATTTAGATTTTGATTTGAATTTTTATTGATGTGTTTTTATTTCCTTACTACACTTATAATATTACACTATTTTTGATGTATTGTCAATAACATTTTTTAAATTATTTTATGTTTAATTAAGATTAAAAAATTATTGGCAAAATAAAGAATACAATCAAATTCATTTGTTGTATTCTTTTACCTTTGGTTCTTTGGGTACTCAAAGAACATATGTATTATTTACTCTATACTATTATTTATGTAAAATAAATATTCTTCTATGTCTATCTCATCACTATATTTTTTATCAATTTCATTTAATTTTTGTTCTTTCATAGTTGATAATTTTAATTCTAAATTTAACTTTTCAACAAATTTTTTAGTATTATTATTTTCTTTCAACTCTAATACATCATTATCCAAACTCATATCATGTTTTAGCAAATCTATTAATTTTTCTATCAACATATCTTTATATTTGTAATTCTTTAGTAATTTATTAGATTTATTTTTAATTTTACTATTCAATTTTTGTCTTTTCTCTTTTATGTTATCATATTCTATTTTTATGGCTCTGTCCCCCACATATAACTTATATGCACGGAAATAGCCTATATAGCTTTTGTCACTATACTTGTTTAAAACTCGTTTTGTAGATTCTTTATATAGCTTTTTAGATAGTCTTTTTAAAAATACTTCTTTACTATTTTTACAATTTAACTCCTGCATAACTTCCTTTTCAATATTGATTATTTCTTCCACCTGTTTATCGGTGGCAACCTCAAAAGAATAAAAATATTTTTCCATATCATTATTATAAATTCTTTTTATAAATGTTAATTGTCTATGCCATTCAAGTACTTTTCTGCTTTTTAAATTATTCAATGCTCTTTCAATTATCTTTTTAAATTCATTTCTTGTATTGTCATAAAAATAGCTTATATCAAAAATATTTAATTCTA